TGACATTTATAGAAAAAATCATTTCCTTTTTGATAGAAATAACCTCTTGCTTTGTTTTTGTTCTTGCTTGAGTCTCCGCAAATAGGACACCTAGTGTTTGCAAGATTTTCCTTCTTCCACGCAAATCGTTCAAGTTGCGGTGAAACCATATTGATGAATTTCTTATCTATAAATGTACTCATCTAAATGTTCCAACTACTAAACTTTTCCTTTGAAACTTTAAACTTCTCATCAAAACTTTCGCCATTAAAACCAGAACCAAGAACTGATGTGTCACTCTGGTTGGATTGTACCAATCCAGATTGTTGATCTTTCTTCACATCATACAACTTCATCTTTGCACGGTTGATGCCAAGGATGAACTTTCTATTGACTACGGTTGTGTTGTATCTGTTTTTGAGTTGTTTCACAAGAACCTGATTCTGCTCATCAAGTTCGTCCGTAGCAATCAATGCAAACATGAAGTCAGCAGTTGCAGGAAGACCAAATGATTCTGATGTGTCTTCTAGTCCAACATCCGTGCTAGAGAAACCTGTACGATTAGTCTGTGTTGCGGACCACACAGGAACATTATACTCTACCGCAAGACCACGAAGTTCTTCTGCAATAGATTTCACATACTGATATGTGTTGATATTACCACCACTTTTCAATCTAGCAGATGCACAAATATTAAGATAATCAATAAAGATAACATCAGGTTTAAACTTCTTTTTCATTGAAAGTTCATCTAACAAGATTCTAAAATGATTTGCGTTTGCAGTAGCAGTTGGATATTCTTTAATTATCAACTTACCTGTAATACCAGCAGTTTTTGTGTTGAGTTTCTTGTCATACATCTGTTTTGGAAGATCTTTCAAATCGTCCATTGTGATGTCCATAAGATTTGCATCAATTCTCTCTGCGATTCTTTCTTCTGCCATTTCACATGTTATGTAAAGAACATTCAAATTTTGACTCAAGCAATTTGCTGCATGATGACACATAAAGAGAGATTTACCCACACCCGTCCCTGCCATCACGACATTGAGAGTCTTTTGTGGGGTTCCACCACCAGTAATGGTGTTGAAAAAATCTAAATCAAATGAAACCTTTTGTTCAACTTTATGATAAAACTCATATCGTTCATCGGAATCCTCAATATAATCATGACCAATATGAGTATCAAACGAAACCGAGAGCGCGTCAGAAAGAATGTGTGGAATTGCATTCTCTGTCTTCGTTGCTGATTTACCATCAATAATATGAATTGATTCCATGATGGCATTATAGACTGCTTTGTCTTTACAAAAATTTTCTGTTTCATTGATCAACCAATCGTGATCAGGAAGAGTCTCTTTCTTTTCTAAATTACCTAAAAGTTCTGATATACCTTTGTATTCATCTTCGGTTATATTCTTATCTTTATTTAGACCTATCGATATAGCCTCCTTTGTGGGAAGGTTATTATACTGGATTACAAAATCTTGAATAGACTCAAAAAGAATCCGTTCCTTTTTATCATGAAAGTATTCTTTTTTCAGGAACGGAATTACTCTGCGAGCATACTCATCGTTGTGTACCAAATTTTCCAAGATTACAAGTTCAACTGATTTCACTGTCTTCTCTTATTTCACCAGAACGAAGAAAATCCTCACTAAGTTCTTTCATTTCATCTTCAAGCACATCTACAACAATTTCACCCAAAAAGTCAACAAGAGCCTGATCTTCTACAATATCATCTGGTTTTACTAAAAGATCATAATCGAAATTACAACGAAGCATTTCGCCTTCTTCTTCAAAATTTATTCTACCATAACGATAGACTAAACCTTTATATTTACCCTCAGTGATTCGGATTGGTATGTTTTCATCAATACCAATTGACATATTATCATCATATTCATACGGCTTGTTCATTTTGATACTCCTCACTCTTACGCTCTTTCAACTCTTCAAGTGCATTGTCCATAGAAACATCACGAACTTCTTCCAAACGATTCGCCCAAGCATCTTCCCAAGGTTCCTCGCCTGCTTCTTCTGCAAGATTCAAAAGTTCCTCTTCAAGACCATCCTCTTCCATGTGATCAATATCTTCATCTCTCCAAAGAACCCTATACCCAGTAAACAAAGGCATCTCGTCTTCATAAATCATATGAACCTCAACGTCCTCATCAAATTTCTTGAGCATCTCATGTAATTTATTCTGAACACCATCACACTGATACCAAGCAGAAATCAGGGAAATATAATCCTCACCGAGAGCATCGTTTACCAGTACCCACTTTGCGCCCATGTTGTCGCACGACCAATTTCTTGTGGGTTCGGTAACACCAAACAAAACTTCCTCAACCCCAACACCACTCTTCTTGTCGTGTTCGTTGATGGAAGCAATCAGTCGTGCAAATTCCAACTTTGCTGCTTCGTTTCCTTCAATTGTAATGTAGTTACTAATTTCATTCGCCATCATCAATCTCCTGTTCTTGTTCACTCATGTTACCATACTTGAACTCTTTTGCAACTGCTTCTTCCAACTTCTCCATCACTTCATCGGTGAAGTATTTCTCTGGTTCATTGTTGATTTGCTTCTCAAAAGCAGTCTTGCCACTAGGGAGTTCAATCCGTGTTGAAACCTTCTTGAACACACCATGCTTCACAGCAATCGGCACAAGACCATAATAGGGGTTCAACCCAGTATCATAATTCAATATAACATCCACCATAGAATTTTCTTTGGTTAGTCTTCCTTTGTATAATTTACAATGGATGATATTCCCTATAACATCTGTGCCTTCTTTTACCTTCTTCTTTGAGAGATAAACAATTGTAGATGCTGAGTAAAAGAGCCCAGAACCTCCCGACATTTTCTTTGTTGGGAACATAGAACCAATTACATCATAAGTGTGGTTTGTCATTACCAAAGGAATACCTGCTTTACCAAGTTTCAATGTAAGAACCCGAAACGTGGCTTTGATGACAGACGCTCTTGTCATATCTTTTGTTGTCTTGCCATCCGCAGTGTCCGTCATTTCCTTCTCGGTTGAAAGCATTCCGAGGGAATCAAGAACCACAAACACAGGTTTGGTTTCTTTCGTTTCAATGTATTTGTCAACAATACTAATCGCTTGGTGTCGGAAATTCTCAACAGTAGCAACAGGAAAGATTGCAACCCGACTTGCATCCATACCTCGTTCTGTAATCATATCCGAAGTGACTGCTTGCTCTGTGTCAAAATATAGAATGACACCATCAGGATTATCATCAAGAAACTTCTTACACATTCCAAGTGCGAAGTAAGTCTTACCAGTCGCACTCTCACCTGCAAGTGCCATAATCTTGTTGTTTGGAATTCCACCATACAACGAACCCGACAACAATGCATTGAACGCATAACTGCCAGTATCCACAAATCCTGTGACATCACTTCCGTCAATGCCTTCGGAAGCAACACCAGCGTATTCGTTGCCCGAACTTTTGATAATGTCTTTGAGGAAGTCAGTCATTCTTCTTTGTCTTCTTTCGTAGTTTGGTTCGCTTCCGTGGCTTTGGATCAATCACCTTGTCTGTCTCTGCCCAAGGGAACCACATCTGCTCACCCTCGGTCATAAACGAAAACGTCATCTGCTTGATGAACTTGTCCATAGGTGTTTTGTCAATCATATTAGTTTCTCCATTTATTCAAAACTGGTAATCAAATCTATCCAAATCTTCTTTATAAAACTCAGTAGCAATTTCTTTTGCTTCCTCATTGTAAAAATCTCTATATTGTTTGTCGTAGGAATTTGCTATTTTTACATTATGATCAATGTGCAGTGGAATTTCCCGTTTTGAAAATTCTTCATTTAGAATATCAATATGATGTTTTCTATTCTCATGTCTAATATAGAAATCAACTCTTCCGTCCAAATAGTCTGATAATGAATTTCCTTTTTCGTGATTGTGAATTGAACCAGAAACAGAAACAAAGGCTTTCAACCAGTGCAAAAAAGTATCTTCTAATGAAAATTCATCAGACAATTTGGTATAGCCTTGAGGGTTATACCAATTTATTTTGAATTTGGATGCCAAAATATCATATGGGTTTCTTATGGTTGCAAACACAAAGGCATCTTCTGCTTTTTTTCCATATGACGACAGAACATTATGTTTTTCTGTAATATTTAAATCTTTCATTATTTGATATTCTATACTAGTCCCAGAAGTTCTAGGCGGATGAATAAAAATAACATCTATTGCTTCGTATTTTAGGTACACGTTAATTTCTCCATTTGTTTTATAGCATACTCCAAATCTCCGCATCTGTCCAGTGTTTTTTGATAAACATTTGCGGGACATCCTCTGTCTTTTTGTTGTGCGACCAATAGCCGCTTATCCGATTCTAATTTCTCTCTTAGAACATTTTCAATCAATAATTTTGTCTTGTATTCTAACATCACGCAAAAAATCCTTCCAGTGTATTTACATGCTCCCAGTTCCATCCGATCTTTTCCAAGATGTGTTTGATTGGATCTAAGAATGCCTTTTCAAATTGTGTGTCGTT